TACCGGGACAGAACCTATCGGCTGCGTTGAAAGGGGAAATCCGCACCATGAAGAAGATAACTGCTATGGATTACAAGAGAGCTGCCAGAGACGCCATGAAAAAGACCGTCGGCTTTGCACCCGCCCTAAAGAACATCATCCCTATGGAGGGCGGAGACAACGGCGAGATCGTCACAGACGTTGCTTTCTGCATCGCAGCCACCGGTAAAGGGTACTCTTGGAGAATCGGCGGCGAAGTCGAAAGAACTGAAGCGTATGACATCCAGCCTCAGAACGCATAAGGGCAAGGAGGAAACCAAATGAAAAGCGTAAAAGTCGAGTGGTGCGAAAACTTCATCCGGGCGCGGTTCACGAAGCATCATCCATTTCCCGGCGGCGGAATTGAGGTCGGCTGTTTCTGGAACATGGCAGAACGCGCCGGGCTGTGGGAACGCGGAACCTACGGTTCTCCAATGAGCGAAGCGCTGTCTAAGCTTTGCAAGATTGAAGATGTCCGCGACGAAAACGGAAACACCTGCTACACGGTATTCAAGCTGGCGTAATCTGGCGTAATAATGTTCCAGCCCCGGAGGTTGCGAGGGCAGAAGGAGAATATCATGTACATCATCGGATTCACAATTAAGCAGACTGGGCGGGTTATCGGTAGTACCCCAATCCGAGAGCAGGCAACAGGGGCAGCCAAAGCCCGCACCCAGCAGACGCGACTCCCTGTTTCCGTCATTGCCCACTGTGACACTGGCAAGGAGATAGAGGTTATCTTTCATCCTGACGGCACCAGCGAACGGATCAGAAAATAATCGATGCTGCCTGACCTACCGGGCATACGGGGAGAAAGGACAGGCCATGAATAAAATCCGCCGCAAGAATTTGCAGGCTATCATTGACCAGTTAGAGGAGCTGAAAGGCGGCCTCGAAGACCTTCAGGCCGAGGAAGAAGAATACCGAGACAACATCCCGGAGAATATGCAGGAAAGCGAACGCTATGAAAAGGCCGGCGAAGCCTGCGACAATCTTTCCAGCGCCGTGGACAGTCTGGAAGAAGCCATCAGCAGCATCGAAGCTGCTATCGAGTGAAAGGAGCCATCATGGAAGACAAAATCATCATCGACCGCATGGACGCGGAAGAATTTCTCGCAATGCTCATGGACGCTGCCAAGCAGGACAACCCGACCCAGTATTACAGCACCGCCCAGATTATTGAGAACATCGCCAGCGAGTTCAAGAACCTTTGCAAGCTGTAAATCCAAGGCTGTCCTACCGGCGTGACGGGGAGAAAGGAAATGCTATGACCTATCTTGAAATTCTCGGCTGGGCGCGTAAGGGCATTCAGGCCGATAAAGCGAAACATCGCGAGATGCAGGAAAAGGCCCTTGAGGGGCAGGCGCTCGACATCGCAAGACACTGCCAGGAAGTTATTGATGCGCTCGATGTCAAACTGGCAACTCTCGATGAGATCGAAGACCTGCACAACAGAAAGTGAGGGACAGCATGGAGAATAAGTCCTGGACAGTCACTTATCGCAATCGTGACAACGGCCAGCGGATCACCGCTGCTGTGTTCGCAGTGGATCAGCAGCAGGCACGAGAAAAAGCCAAAGCCGACGGCCGCGAGGCATGGGAAGTCGAAAGTATCGAACCAAACGAGGAAACGCTGGCGCGGATTCTCATTGCCGAATTTGCCAAGAAGCAGAGCGGACACTTCGCGTGTCCCCGCTGCGGGAAGATGACAATGGACGCAGAGAGTGTCACGCGCAATGCCCTCAGCCGCCGTGTCGGCTGCTACATCTGCGATACTTGCGGAACGGTTGAGGCCATCGAAGATTTCGCGCATAAGCAGGATTCGCTCAGCACGTGGGCAATCGTGAGAGAACCGGAACGATGGCACATGCTGAGTTGGATTAGCGACAATATTAAGATTGATGGCCACGAGGGAATGTGGTACATCATTGACGAGGGTGATTTTCAGATTACCCCGGACGTGAACGGCAAGCCACAGACACTTACCGCGCACCTGTTTCTACTCGAAAGCAGAAAGTTCGGCGACGAAGCTGCGTGTCTGATCGTCGACAAGAAAGAGCAGCTTGTCATGGAAGATGTCTGGAACGGCTTTGACGATCTGGAAGACGCCGGGTGGGAGCGAATCGAAGAATAGTGTGCCGCGCGAATGAGCATTTCAAGATAAGCGCCTCTGTCGCGTCGCTGCTGGACTTGCAAGTTTAGGCAGCGCAAAGCGACGAGAGAATCAATGGGCAGATATAAAAACGGCGTAGCGAGCCGCCAGAGCCGCGCAAAAAAGAAAACCCCTCACATGACACTTCTGCCATGCGAGGGGTTTGTTCGTGTGTTCAGATAAAGGCGCTGTCCACGTTGTCCGATGCGTCCTGCTCCTGAAAGCCGTTTGCCTTGGCGGCTTCAAACGTGATGCCGCCACGCTTGTGGTCGGACTTGACCAGCTCAAAATAGCACTTGCCGCCCGTGATGATGATAACCTGCGCCAGACTGAGCGCGGCTGTCAACCAAGCGGCAGAAGCCATATAGTTGGACTTGATGCACAGGCGCATCAGGTAAATACATTCCTGCGTGATAAGCAAGCCAGACCCGACCAGCAGGAAGCAGACGAGTTTGCTCGTGTCCAGCTTCTTTCTCCTGCGCTTTTTCTGAGCCATCAGATCATGCCGAGCTTCTGCGCGAAGCGGTAAAGAACCGTGACGAGCTGCTCGCGCGTCATCATGTCCTGCCACATGAAGTTCGCGGAGCCGTCGGGCAGCGGTGCGCCGCCCTGCACGATGCCGTTGTTGACTGCCCACTGGCGAGCAGCTTCGCTCCAATCGCTACAGTCATTGTCCTGAAGATCTTTCCGCATTTCGCGGAAAAGCTCGGTGAAGGTTGCCTTGTCCATATCGTCGTCCTCCTTTTCTCCGTTTTCCAACACCATGACCGTATGCCCGGACGATACCAGAATATCGCCCCGGCGCAGGTAGGCGTCAGATGTCAGGTACTTCCGGTCAGTCAGCAATTCAAATTCTCCCGTAGCAGGGAAGCAGCGCATCATGCAGTAGGTCGTGCAGGAATTGCCCCGCTTGCGGTAGGTTTCTTTCAGGGCGTCGACGCCAGCGGAAATTGCGCAGAGCATCATAAACGCGCTGCAGTCCGTTTCTACGGGCTTTGCGATCTTGCTCAGAATGAAGTCTACCGCTTCCGCAGCGACGTAGGCTGTGTTGCGACCGTCCTGATCGTACCCGATGTTCTTGTTGCCGACACCAGCTTCGCACGCCTGCGCGGCCAGCTCAGCTTTCCTGCGGTCCTTGAACCGGAGAACGCCGAGCCAGCTTCCAGAGTACCAATGCGCGAAGTTTAATTCGCGGCCGGTCTGATTACCGGGCTTCTGCCCATGTGCGCCGGTTTCGCCGAGCGACGCCTGCCCGATGCGTACGCTCATGTTTCGTCGCCCCCGGAGGTCGAAAGCTCACCGACAGCCAAAACGCCGCTTTTCAATTCATAAACGGCGGACTCGATCATAGCGTCCAGTTTGGCTTCGTCAACCGTAATGCCGCGCTGCCTGAGCCATTCCAAGACATACGCTTTCTTCTCAGGACCGCGACCGGAGCCGTTGTAAATCTGCTCTGCGGCAGATACGGCAATCTTCACCCATGCGTTGATTTCTGCCTGCTGCTGGGCTGTGGTCTTGCTCTTGATGTACGGAATGACAATGACGGTAATGACTGCTGCGATCAGCGCAAATACCGCCTGAATGATGGTGGTAATGTTGTATTCCATGAATCGTGTTCCTCCTTAGTCATACAGGGCGTGAATGCCCTGCTTTGTCAAAAAATCCTTCTGCTTATGCTTGATGTTGGCTGCGTAGTTCAGAGCATCGTGCATATCGCCGTTGCAGTTCGCGTCTGGAATGCGCTGTACCGCCTTGGCGGTTGCTTCGCCGAGCGCGATTGCTGCGCCTGTACTCTGCACCATGAGCAGAAAGAAGTCTTTCTGCGCTTCATCCTGCTCTTCGGCGCGCTTATCACGCGCCGCAATTTTCCGTTCCAGTTTCCAGACGATAAGGCCCATGATGGCGGACGGAATCCCCATAGCCGCGACAAACGCGATCAGAAACTCACCAGCGTTGATTGTCATAATCACTTTCACCTCTACTTGCAAAATGCAGGAGAGGCAGACCGTGCCGCCCCTCCTGCTGCGTGTCAGATCTCTACTTCGAGATCCTTCAGGATTTCCTCGACCTGCGGCTTGATGAGAGCCGGCACCTGGTCGAGCGTCTTTTTGCCCTTGACGATCAACGTCGCATACACGACTGCCATATCAGCGACCTCCTTTCCACACAGAATGGTCAAAAGAAAAAGTCGAAGGCGCTTCATACGCCCTCGACCTCATCTTCTTCAAGGATACGCCGGACTTCCTCGCGCAGTCGTTCCGGCACATCATCAAGTGTTTTCAGCCCCTTTCGAATCAGCTCGGCATACACTTTCGCCATATCCATCAACCTCCGATCACAAGCTCATAGACGTCACAGAGCGCAAGCTGCGCCTGCGTGATCTGTGCGGACAGTCCTTCGTTGACGCTTTGCAGGTCGCTTACCTGCTGTTTCAGCTTCGGAATGGTCTCCTTTTCGGCTTCGGCCAGCTTCGCCTGCGCGAAATAGCCGTCGAAGCTGCCGAGAATATCATCATAGATCCCGTCATAGAATGGCAGTTCCAGATAATACTCATCGTACTCGAAGCCGGAGATCGTCAGCTCGCCCTGCGTTTCCGAGAACGGAGCTACGTTCTCATAGAACCGCACAAGGCAGTAGCCGGGCTTGTCAGGCTGCTCCTCCAGCGAGAACGCATTTGCCGGCGCATTGTCGCCTCTTACTTTCATTTCGCACAACCTCCTTCAAGATTCGTACCCCGATAGGGTCAACATACTTTTTCCGCGCCATAACAGAATCACAGTGCTTGAGCTGGCCGATCCGGCTCAAAAGCCCCGATGCCGTCCGATACGCGATCCGCTGGTGACGCTCGATCTTCTTGCGCACCTTGCGGCATTGGCGCGTAAAGCGCAGGAAGTTTTTTCGGCGCATGGTAGTATAATCGCGGTAAAAGCGATACCCGACGTAATCCAGCGGCCGCACTTTCAACGGGAACACCTGCCAGTTGCCCTTCATCTGCAGCCGCAGCCGCTTTTGCAGATACTCGGCAATCGCTTTCCGCGCACGGTGCAGCTTCTTTTTGTTCGGGCCAAAGAGGACAATATCATCCATGTATCGCACGCTGTACTTCACACCGTCGAGCGTCGTGATGTAACGGTCGAGCGATTCCAGATAGAAGTTTGCAAGCCACTGGCAGATGAAAAAGCCAATGGCCAGCCCCTGTTCGCAGGTTTGCAGGATCTCCCACGTCAGCTTTAGATACTTCTTGTCCTTAATCTTGTGCGCCAGCATCCAGATCAGCTTGCGGCGGTCGACAGAATGGTAGAAGTGGTGAACGTCCATTTTGCAGACGTACCGGCTTCCTTTTTTGTCGTGGTGAATGACACGCTTGCAGCGCCGAAGCGCGTGCTTTCCGCCGCGTCCCGGTACTGATGCGCAGCACCAGTAATTCATCCCGCTCAGGAAGACCGGCGCCGCCGCCAAGACCATCAACGTGTGGACAATGCCGTCGGGGAAGAATGGAACGTATTCGATCTCTCTCCACTTTCGGCTGCTGTTGTCGAAGATCTTGCGCTTCTTCGGCTGGGCCGGGGTGAAAGTCTGCGTCTGCAGAAGATCATAGACGCGGTCCGTGAAGCCGTCCACGTCGGCCAGCACCCGTCTTACGTCACGCCGATCGTGTTTGTCTTTCGCGCCAAACACAATGGCTTCGCGGATGTGTTCTTTGTCACACATCCATTCATACAGGAATCCTTTTCTTTTTGGCATATGCCTCGCTCCTTGTTTGCCATCGGGGTTTTTCCAGATACCTTTCGGCCGTACTAGAGCCCGTCCTGTAGCGGCAATATTTCCACCAAGCGGTGAGGGAGAATCTGCGCAAAGAAATGGAGCATACAAACAAGTAGGCGGGCGCCGATGTTCGAGTTCGCGTTGGACGAATTGTAGTTGCCATTGAAGAAGAACAGGCCGCAATTCGCAGCGGAATTGTTAAAGTAGCCGCCGACGGCAGGCAGACGCCAGCCGGTGCCCGAAAACACGTAGTCGGGGACGTAGGTTGTCTGGCTTCCTCCGGTTCCGGTCGGAATGAACGCCCACGGGAGCGCCGTGCAGTTACCAAGCGTCTTGATATAGCCGTCACTGCTCGGCAGGCTGAGTCCTGCCGATGTATAGTTGGTGGACGTATCATCCGCATACTTCGACGGATCGGTGCAGATATAAGCCGCGCGGTTGTTGAAGTTGATGCCGTCGAGCCAGTCGTAGACATTGCCCCACGGATTTTCAATGCCGCGATACTGCACACCACCCGCGCTTGTTCTGGACGAAGCTGCCGTGCCCGTATGGTAGGTCATGCTGTCTGTCGTGCCTGTTTTGGAAACCGACGATACGCCGACAATACCGTTGCCGATCTTGCTCTGGCTGTCCCAGTTTGCATACTCGACGAGATAGAGCAGCCAGACCGCGCACCACGACGCATAATCGTACTGCTGCCACTTGCTGCCCTTGTTCCGGGAGTTTGTGCGGGCTGTGGCGCGTGTGATGTTCGTCAACGGATTCGCGCCAGACTTAGAGTAGTAGCT